CGCATTGGTCAAGAAATATCCTTTCACATCCGATGAGGCACCGGGTTTCGACCCGGAGCTTGCTGCTTGGAAGAAATTCCAGGCGGCAGAGCATCGTTGTAAGCGGATTAATCAGCGTCTGGCCGCCCTCAAAATGGGGGATGGCTTTAAGTACCCTGAAGAGATTCAGAGTGCTAGACGTTGGATACGTTCTGTGATCGGTATCATTCCGAACATGAAGCGTATCCATGACTTGTGTGACTTCGGACCGGGGGCTAGTGTGGGAGTTACAGGTAATCGCACCAACATGGCTAGGAAACTCTTAGCCAGTCGGTGGACCTGTACTCGCTTGGCGCTCTCGAAATGCATCATGGCTCTATGGCAACATGCACAAATTCGCGATTACGTCCTTAGGGACCCGGATCGCCAGTTTGTGTGCTACGACTTTGAGGTATTTTCCTCTCGTGTAGCGAGTCGGGTGGATTTGGTAACGCACAATAACATTAGCTTTGTACCCAAGACGTTTAAGACCAAGAGGTCGATCGCGTCTGAGCCTTTGCTAAATGGCTATATACAGAAGGGTATCGATGAATACTTGCGCGAGCGTCTTGCTCGTGTAGGTATTGATCTGCGTGACCAGTTCACGAATAGTGAAATGGCCCGTCAAGGGAGCATTGGGGGTGTTAACCCTTACTGCACCATTGACTTAGCTTCGGCGTCTGATACCTTATCAGACAATGTTGCTAAGCTTCTCCTTCCGCCGGCCTGGTATCGTTTGTTAAATGATACTAGGTCACATTGCTATCGTTACCGTGGTAAGACTCATGTTTACCATAAGTTCGTTAGCATGGGCAACGGCTTCTGTTTCCCCTTGCAAACGCTCATCTTTGCCGCCGTTTGCCACGCATGCGCAAGCATGTGTGGTGAAACCGATGACTTTCGAGTCTACGGTGACGACATAGTTGTGCGAAGGTCTATCGCCGCATACGTACTGGAATTTCTCCGGTACCTCGGCTTTAGACACAACCCGGAAAAGACCTTTGTATTTGGTCCGTTTCGGGAGTCTTGTGGGACAGATTGGTACTGCGGTCAGGACATTCGTCCTGTATACTTGGACTTTAGGCTTACCAGTACGGTAGACCTATATAAGTTCCATAACTCGACACTTCGATCAGATTTCTCTTATCCTCTATTCGAGGATGTGAGGACTGATCTACGTGACGCTTGTCCCCCGCGTGTGCGCTTTTTAAGACACATGCATGGGAACGCCGATGCTGCCTTCACTGTCAGCATGGACGTAGCTTCGAGTTGTCCATACTTTGTCTGGAACCGATCCACGTATGCCTTCTCTTGGCTTGAGGTGCAAACCGCAAGCAAAAGGGATAGGCTAAATGGATTTGAACCGGACGTCTGCAATAGTATGGAGTATCTAGCAGTATTACGAGGATCAAATTCTCGTTTGCCGCTAACCGTTCGTCGAGAGACGAAGGCGCTAATAAGACGAAAGTCTTATTGGGCCATACCAGGCGAGATGTCCTGGTCTGGCGCCGACGAAAACCGGGGGCGTAAGCCCCCCGTTCTCTAACCGGCTTGGAGAGGATCTAATCCTTATAAAGTGG